GGCTTTCATCGAAGAAAACCGTAAAAAAGCAGCTCGCCGTCGTGTAAGCCGCTAATAATGAGAACCAGGGAAACCTGGTTTTTTTCTGTTATTTTTAACTCTTCATCTATGACTAGGAACGGAGCCAAATTTGAAAAGAAAAAAATATAATATCATCACCTTCTCTTTGCTAGCTTTCTTCTTTCTCTTCGGTTTTTTATCAAAACATTTAAAAGAACCTGTAAAGCCAACAGCAAAAACGCATCACATCTCTCACAGCCTTTCATCAAAAAGCAGCTCATCTCATAAAAAAGAGAATACTAAATCATCAACAGCTACTTCGACGGAAGATCATAAGACAGATGCTAAAGACGAAAATAAGGACCAAGCATCTCCTTCAGTTCAAGGAACAAATCAGAAAACAAACAACCAAACAACTCATCAAGAGGGAAATCAAGAAAAGCCAAAATCTGCTGAAGGTGGTCGAGGTTGGGGCGGACCAGAAGACGGCTCTTATGCCATTAGTGGAGGCGGTGGTGGAGGTCACGATGCAGCCTTCACTCCAGGTGCTGGCGGAGGAAGTAATCGCTCAAGCTCAACTGATCAGAGCAATGAATGGATTAACGATGTTGATAACAATCCTTACGAGTACCCACAAGCTTCATCAAGCACAGACACAACTGCCAATTCCAATTAATGAGATAACAGAATACTAAACATCACCAGTATTCTATTTTGAACCCTAGTTAGGACTAATCCTGACTAGGGTTTTTGCTTATCAAAAAAACACCTATAATTCAATAGGTGTCAAATACATTTAGCTTAAATTTTGGGCAAACTAGCTTAAAACCTTTTCGTTAAAAGCCCATAAAGAACATAACGATAAAAAGATAAAACAAATGTGGACAAATCGCTTTAAAACCGCATGCTTAAAGGCTTAAAAATGTCCCCTGCCAACGATACCACGCAAAGAATAGGAACAAATAAAAACTATAAACACACTAAAATAAAGGGTTTATAGTTTTTTTATTTCTATTTCTGTCCACGCATTTCTGAAAAAGGTGGACAGAATTGTGGACAAAACAAAAACCCCGACATAAGCCGGGGAATCGAGAGTTTATCAAAGATGACAGTTTCACTGTATCCTTGCTTATATTATCATTTCTGAGATTGTAAATCAAATAAAAAAGCTATGAGATAACCTCGTAGCTCCGACAACGCTAGGTCATTCACTTTCAAACATGACCTTGAAACATATAACTATATAATACCACAATCCTATATTTTAGCAAATAAAAAACCGCAGTATCAGAACGTATCTGTCCATAATGGAAACTGCGGGATTGGTGTCTACCTATGAAGGCTATTCTCAAAGCCAATACTATTATACCACAAAAAAAGCCCCAGCGCAATGCTGAGGCTTCGACCACTACCACCATGATGTCCCTATTGTGGCGTGAGGGGAGGTGATATACTCCTTTTTTATTTTATAGTTTTCGTGGTCTAATTATTTACCAGTTTGGCCTTGTGTGGCTGCTGCACGTTCTTCAATAGCTTTAACCACTGATGCACTAGCTTCATTGATCGCTTTAGAGACAGCCGCAGTGTCGTTTGATTGGCTATTCAAGAAACGGTCAAAATCATCGTCTGGCAACGTCAAGTGTTTAGCACCCGCTGAACGTAGAGCGTCTACCGTTCCCATTGAACCGATACCAAACACACGACCGTTAACTACACCAACATATCCTTGACTTCCGCTTTCGCTACGTACTACATAATCCATATTTTCTTCTTCCTCTTTCTTGTTTACTAAATTATCACCATCGTTGATGATGACTACGTTCTTATCTAATCCGCCCGCTAGTCCCGTGCTAGTGAATTGCCACCAGCGCGTATGTTCCATGTTTGGATACACACCCCAGTAAGGCTCTGGGCGTACCTCGTAATCTGGGTACGCTGCAATCCATAGGCTATTCGGATAACGTGCAGTGATTTGATCTACATATACATTAGCCAATGTGTATGGCTTGTAACTGTAATAGATAGGCTCAAAGCCGTTTGATTTACAGATATCCATAAACGCTAGGACTGCATTAGTATTCGCTTGTTTATCACCGCTAGCGCCGTCTTCATAATCACACACTAAATAGCGTGGGTGTGATGGCAGATTACTGATAAAGTAATTCGCTTCACTAACAGCAGTACCTACATCCCCACCGAAACGAGCGAAATGATAGTAACCAATACAGTTACTTGTGCTGTTTTGCTGGCTAGCCACTGGACTAACCCAGCCCACACCCTCAGTAACTTTAATCACTGTGTTATTAGTGCCACTAGCTTGGCAGATAGCTGTTAAATCGCCTGACTGATATGCTGACACGTCGATAAAATAATTATCTTGTGCCATGCCGTCAAATGGCAATTCAAACCATCCAACCATTTGCTGAGTTGGTGCATTCCAATCGATATAGCTGAAATTACCAGCACTATCGAGGTTTCTTGTCACCTTGCGTGTCCAACCGCCATTATAGAGGGCATCGCCATTACCATCGATATTCTGCTCGATAGTAGTAACTGTACCGTCTGGGTTTTCTGCCACTACGAAACCGATATGCCCGAATTGGTGGTATGGTAAGCAGTTAGTTACCCACACACTGCCTACTGGTGGATTGTTTGACCCGTTAAAACGTGTGACTTTAAGTCCTAGACTTTCTGCACGACTTAAGCCATCGATGGCATTAAGATAGCTGAAATCAAGGTTAAACAAACCGGCGTACTGCAAAACGTAGTCAATCAAACTTATACACTGCCCGCCATAAGGATTGGTTGGAACAGTGACACGCTGATTGACTAGGCTCTCAAGCGTGTTTAATAATTGTGTTTTTGAAGTCATGTTTCTCCTTTCTTAAATTATTTTTGAATGCTCTGTTTAATCTCCGAGATAGTTTTCTCTAACTCTTCGACCTTTTGTTTCAAAGCGTCAATTTCACTTGTAGGTAATTGAGATTTAGTCACAAGTGGGTCTTCCGCCCATTTATTTTGTTCCATTACCTGTTTGAAAAAGTTATTATACGTTGGAAATAATCCATAGGCTTGGCTTACAGACAATGATGAAGATTGTTTATCTTTAATCTCCTTAATGTCAGCCCCAACCGCTTGAGCAAATTCTGTGAACTTACTCATAGCGCTCACGCTTTCGCTGCATTATACACGCTTACAATGTCTTCTTGCTCAATGGTATCGATACGAGTGCCCAACTCGGTCATTTTCGTAATGATACCACCGTTGGTGTTGCCACCGGCCGCTTCGATGTTATCAGCGATCTCCTTGAGTGTGTTAAGGTTTTCGGGAGCTCCACCGATGATGTCAGCTTTAGCTTGAGTAATCGCTTGCGTCAAGCGTTCCTCAGTGACACCAACGGTCTTGCTAGCGATAGATGCCTTGATTTCCTTGATGTCAGCACCCACGGCTTGGGCGAAATCATGTAATTTACTCATTTATAGTTTCCTTTCAAATTTTAGCTAGATTGTAGATATTAACGAGGTCTTCAGTAACTTCACCACCACTACCGGTGATTAACCCAGAGTCTCGCAATTCATCCGCTAGTAACTTTAACTTAGGGCTCTTGTCTGATGGAATAGCACTGTCTGCATTCAGTGAGTTCTTCACTTTGAAATTATTAGACGGGAAGATATGCCCATCTAGTTTAATTTCGAGGTAGTAAGTGCCAGTAGGTACTACGTTGCCCATTGAGAATGAGAACACCCCATTCTCAACAGTGATATCTTGATAAAGCGCCACCGTTTCGTCGTTTGACAACGTGAGCTTGCCAGTGCCGGACAGTTCCATGCGTTTTCCATCGTAACCCAAAATTTCAAAACCAAAAACGGAAGTGGTGTCCCCAGACTTGAGGACATCACCGCCTTGAATTTGGTTGATGGAAGTCATGAGCTTAGCCATAGGCTAGTCCTCACGAGGTGCATGGTAGTTTAGTGCTTGCTCGCTGTCAGCTACGCCTTTAGTGGTTGGGTCGGTAACAATTCCAAGAATTACCAAGATCACAACGAGGGTATTAACGCCCTCTTGAATGTTGCTTGGAATGTGAAGCCCAAATTGTTGCAACATGAGAAATACTGCTGAGATAAGAGCTACAAGAGTAGTTTTGTTTTGCAAACGTAGTTTAAAATTAATCATTTTCATTTTCTCCTTCTTCCTCGTTTTCTGAGGTTAAATTAAATTTTTCTTTGTCGATATTTTTCTTTATATATTTGTCGATATAAGGGATTTCAACCCCCAGTGCTGATAGACTAGCCAAGATACTAGAACCATAAGCAGCAATCATAGCGAAGATAAATGTATCTATGATACCGCCCAGATTCATGAAGACTGCGAACGGGTAGAAGATTGCTACAAACGTAAACATGGCTATATGCCCGACTAGCCCTTTTCTAAATTTTGAGCTTGAAAACTCATGGAATGCCCAAGCTCTGGATACTCCCAAAACAATGTCAGCTAAGATAACCAACATAAGTAGGAATACCCATAGATGTTCGTCTATGCCGTGGTCGTAGAAATCTTTGACCACTTGGAAGATGCCAAAGATTCCATCTGGTTTGTGCATCAAACCCTCCTTGAAATTTTATTAACCCCCATTTTTTAAAATTATTTCAACAGAATATTACCGCCGTCAGTAGCGTATGCGATAAAGTCATTAGTATCAACCACTGCCAAACGTCCACCGACCAAGCCAATGCGTTGACCGACCAAAAGCGAGTTGATACCAGTGTCTTCTTTAGCGATGTACCCGGCGTACTTAATCACACCAGTAGCCCCAGGCTCGATGTCATCAAGCGCTACACCATAAAACAAGTAAGGTTCCTCTGCTCCCAACGGTTGGACGGTGTTCCCGACCAATTTAACGGGTGTCCCGATTGTGATTTTAGCTTGACCGGTATTTTTAAGCGTTCTCACTTCGTCAGCAAATTCAATACGTTCCTTTCGTCCAGCGCTGTTAATAGTGATGTAAGGGACAATCGTATTACCACCGCCAGAAATCAAGAAGTGGTTTCCATGTCGTGAATTGCCTTGTTCTTCGAACGATTTGATAGATTTATCGATGTTGCAGTTCTCAATGGTAACAACCGACTTCTTGGCACCTGTACCGTAAGAACCAAAACGGATAGCGACGTCCTCGTTGCCTGTGATAAAGGTACATTTAGTAATCTTGACACGGTTTGATTCAACATTAAAGTTATCATGCATTGAGAATGGCAAGGTGTTTGACTTGAATGTGCAGTTATCAAAAAGATAGCTACCACCGCTCCCCATACCGGCAGCATAGGCTTGTGTTGAGCCCCAAACACCGGACTTGTTGCCTAGATGCTCGAAGTAGCAATCAATATACTTCATATCATTGTTAGCAAATTGATTGTTTGTTTCATCGTGGACGGCATAGCGAGTATTTCGGACTGTGATCTTGATATTCTTAATGAGATTGTGTCGCCAGACATTCAAAACGCTGATACGGCTCGAAGTATTTCGAGTGGTTTTGCTATCTGGCACGTCCATCTTAAGGCGTACATCACCAACACCAATGATATTGACATAATCGGGCACTTCAATACCTTGACGCTCGCTGTTGGTGTTCTCGACAGTACGAAGGAAGTTATCACCGCCCAATTCTTGCAAGATGTCGTATTCTCCGCTATGGATGTAGATAGTGTTAGGATTGTCAGCACTACCAGCACCGACAGCCTTGATGGCTTCGGTCAGTGTGCTGAAATCTCCACCAGATTTTTTAACAGTGTAGTCATTCTTGACCTTAGGGAAAGCGATTGGTGTATTACTTTCAAGAACGCTAGCTCCATAGTTAAGATTTGGGAGTTTAGCCGCTGCTGCAAGTCCGCCCTGGATAAGTTTTGAAACTGGGTCAGCAAGTCGTCTTGTGATTAGCAGATAACCATTTTCTGTTGGTGTGTAATCTTCGCTGATAAGATTATCGGCACTCGAAAACTGTTTAAGCTTACGATTATCAATGCTGAAATAGTAAGTGAAGAATCCTCGAACATCCTTCAAGCCGTATTTCTTGCCTTTCTCAAGATAATAAGGCGGGTAAACACCCCAATCTGGTGAATCTCCCTTGTTTTGAGCAGTACCATTGTAGTATTTCCCACGAATAAGCGTATTCTCGTCAATAAGTTGCTTGATTTGGGTTACAAAATCCAAATCAGTAGCTTTGACATCCACTTCCAATTTAGGAATTTTAAGGGAGATGTAGCCGTCTGGGAGGTTGTTTAAATCAACGTTAGCAGCAGATAGTTCTGCTACTGACGCATTGAACACTTTAGGTTTAGGGTCGTCGTTTCGAGTGGTAATGTAGAGCAGCGAGTCCTCTGTGGCCGTGTACTCGGTAGTAACGACTGTATCGTTGTTCGCAAGTTTCTTGATGATACGGCTACCATCTATGGATGTAATGAATGACAGCACCCCACGAGCCCCAACGATATAGTAAGTCTTGCCCTTGAGTAAGTTAACTGGCAAGTATCGGCTCCATGAGTTGTTGACATCGCTGATAACCTTACCGCCATTCTCAACCCAGAAAGTACCAGTGATTCGGTCTGTCAGCATTTGCTTGATACCTTGGGCAAAATCGACGTTATCTGCCGTAACTTCGTTACCACCAAGCCCACGGGACTGGTAAACTCCGCCCTCTTTCCAAGAGCGTGCCCCCTCGTCGTAGTAATACCATTTGCCGGTGTCCTTGGCTACTACAATACCATTGGCACCGTTTGGATAAGTGCTACTGATTTCTGATAGCGAACCTAAAACTGATTTGGGGGCATTGGATTCAATCTTGTTGAATTTCTTTTCAACGAATTCAGCGCTAGCCTTTCCGTTTAGAGTGTTTTCGATAGTGTTGAGGCGGTCATCCAAGTTGCCAGCTAACCCACGGGCTTTGACAACTTCCATGTTCGCATTACCACCGCTAGCACCGTCAGCGTATGTGATTTCAACAGCTTTAGCGATGGCTTCACGAACGTCTGCCCCTCTTGTTTTCTTTCGGATTGCCGTCGTCAAAACGTTGATGTTCTTGGTGTTCTCCAAGGGTGTGACATCATCGTAGAGATTCAAGCGCCCCTCCGCTTCTGTCTGTGGCATTAATTACCTCCTAATTCTTGTTGTAATCTAGCGATTTCAGCTTCTACGTCCTTAATCGTCCTAGTACGTTCTTCCTCACCCATGTTGAATGATGCAAGTTGATTATCATAGTTAGCCTTAGCTACGAGATAATCAGCATACGCCTTATCATAAGCTGCAAATTCTTCTGCCGAAGCGTTTGGACTAGGCGGGTTAGGTGCTGTTGGTGGCGTTGGTGCTGAGCTAGGTTTATTCTTGAGTGCCGCAAGTTGACTTTGTAGAGCCTTCAAGCGTTTAGTCTTATTAGCAATCGAAGTATCTTGCTTAACTCGCTCGATTGAGTTTTCAGCCTCTTGCAATTGCAATTGATACGCTGCAAGTGATTGAGATTGTGATCCGATGGTCAATTCAACTGACTGTGGATTCAGTATGTCAATTTTCTTTTCCAAAATCTGCAAGGTTTCAATACCAGAAAGTGGCGCATTGATAATCGGGTGTTTATTCCCGATTTCAAACTTATCGTATCGGTCATCAATCAGATAGCGCTCAACCGCTGAGATTGTCCATTTTGCGAGTGCAATTTTTTGATTGCGCAAATACTGCTTACCACGGGCTAGTAGAACGCTAGGATTGTCAATCTCTGTCCAGATTACTGGCTTACGGATAATACCGAATTCCTTAATAAGCTCTTTATCTTCAAGGAATAAACTGTGATTGTTGACATTCCAGATTGTGATTTGTTCCCTCGTAACGTCTGGGCTCTGGTCTTCGTCTGGTTGCTCTTTCTGAACATCGGCACCGACTGGCATGATCTGAGTGGCCAAGCCGTCAAAATCAATCGTCCGGCTGGCTGACTTGATGTTTTTACCGATTTGAATCGGTGATTTTTTAGTTTTTCCGATGTCTTTTGTCCAGTCCAGATGTAAGACGGTGTTAAGCTCGTATACTCTCAAATACCCACCGATGTTATTGATGATACGTTCTCGAACACAATCCCAAGAGCTTTCATATCCGATATAACGGAATGGTTTGTCTGTGCGACTATTGACCGTAACATCTCCTAAAGAATAGCGCTTGTAATCTTCGAGCTGTCCATTGGCAGCGTTTAACATTTCTAGCAAATATTGATTGGCACCACGGTTTGGTAATTTTTGGAACCACTGAGACGAGTCGTGAAGATATGATAGAAAATCCTCGCAAGTCACTTTCTGAGCAAATCCATCCGTTGTCATTTCATTAGTTGAGGTCAAAACTCGACCTACAAACTCAATTGACCCATCGTAGAGATTGACCACTTCAACGATGGACTTAAACGGCACCATCTTGTTATAAAGTGGGTGTGTGAACGGGATAGCAAACGTAAACTCATGAATGGTATTCAGCGCTTGTGTGACTTCACCAGCTAGCACCGTACCACCACGGGGACTGTACGCGTCATGAATCGTCTTGCGTCCGCTCGTAGTCCGATTGAGCTTGTCCCAACGTCTAGAGTTGAAATCAGTCCACCAATAGACAGCGTAGCCGCCTTTTTGCTTGGTCGTCTCTGGTGGGTCTGGGATGGTTATTTTTTCACCACCCAAGCCTTCCAAGCTACCGTCTTGTCGATAAAGGTAGACGTGAGTAAGATATTCCTCGCGATCATAACCGTGGTCAGAAATATTAACAGTGCAGTACCAGCTTCCACCCCACTGAACGCCTTGGTACCAAATTATGTCATCTTGGTCTGCGACTTTGCCGAATTTTTCGGAATAGTTTGTTTTTCGGCTCCAAGTTGGGAATCTTACTGCACTAGGTTTTTGACCATCAATGCTGGCACCAGATACCTTGACACTGTATCCAGTATGGCTAACGTTGAATACTTCAATTTTTCCAGATACTGTCATGCCATAACCTCGTTGTTGTAATGCATGGCAATAGTGCCATTACCTTTAGCCTTGAAATAGTTAATACCTTGATATAAGGTCAATGCAAACTCCCTATTTTCACCACGTTTCAGATTGTAAATTGTGCCGTCTGCGTCTGTCAGTGTGATATCTTCATCACAATAGATGACTGGACTGATGGAGGTGTCACCAGAATTAACAAAATAGATTGTCTTTTCTGACCTTGTATAACCCAACTGCCACTTAGTCCATGTTGAATCATCACTCTCAAAATCGAATGTGTCCCATACATCATCGAAGTATTCGTTTTCATGGAAAGCAAACGGATAGCACTTAAACACAATAGTAGCTACTAGATTCTTCTTGATAGGGTCATCAGCTACCTTGATGTGCTTAATCTTGCCCATCCAGTAATATCGACGGTCATGCGTGTCAAATAGCTTACGCTCTGTTTTAGTCACCATTTGCGATTTAATCATACGCTCTGCAACTTTACGGCTCTCATACTCCGTGAAAGGTAGTTTAAACTCGTATGTAATCTCTCTAGGCTCAAAAACACGTTCGCCCAGAATACTAGAGAAATCGAGTACCCCTTGCATGAAGGGGATAGACTCGACAATCTCTTTTTCATCGGGCGTTGGTGCCTCTCGTTTCTGCAAGTACCACCCAGCGTCCCGACTATTAAAATCGCCAAACGCTATATATTCTTTGATTTTAGTAATCATAATCTGTGTCGTCCTTTCAGTGTTTTTATGGTGTCAATAGCACTGTTAAAGTTATTAACTGTACCGCCGACCAATGCACCAGTATCTAATACCATGTTTTGACCTTGTGCAATCTGTTCCTTAACGTCTTCAAGAGCGTCAATCATATCGTTAAGCAAGCCCGCTGAGTGAGCAGCATAGGCTTCTTGACGTGCTGAGATGGTAGCGTCTGGGGTTTTATCACGCAAGACTTCCATCTTAAGCTGACTAGCCATGTTTGATGTAGCACCCGTAAGCATTGCATTAGCTCGAACATTGAAGCCGTTGACTTGGTCACGAATGTAGTCGAGACTGTTTGCAACCTCTGGGGCTGATTCGTCGATACCTCTAGCGATACCAAGACCAATATACCAACCAACTTGGTCACGGAATAGGTGCGATGGTGAGTGAATTTTGGCTTTAGCTTGTGCCGCTCTTTCCGCTTGTGCTACCAAGGCATTGGCTGCTGCTGTAACTGCTCCAAGAGCTGACATCAAACCAGCTGCAAGACCTTGACCAATGTAAGCACCGGCTGAGAAGAAAGCTCCATAGCCTGCTCTAGCTGCGGCTGCCGCTTGGTTAACGGCTGCTTGCGTAACGGCAACCAATTGCTGACCGCTAGCTTGCATGGCTGATACCATTTGAGCACCACCGGCACGGATAGCAGCAACCACTTGATTCATGCCGTTTCTGACCGCTGAAACAATCTGATTCATGAAGGCTTGCGTGCTAGCAACCATTTGTGTACCGCTAGAACGTAGAGCCGCAGTCATTTGCATAGCTCCAGACGTTACCGCTTGAACTGCTGACATCATGCCTGCACTTACTGCCATACCTAGTGACATCATCGTAGCCTGTAATGTCATTGCCGCAGCTCCGACTGTAGCAAATACACTAGCTAACATCATGACTTGAGCGCTTACCATAGCAAGTCCAGCACCAGCCATTTGGGCTGAGCTAGCAAGCATAGCAAGCTGACTAGATACCATAGTAGCCATCATGGAAACCATGCTGAAACCAGTCTGAGCAGTCATGAGTTGAGCACCAAACATGGTCACTGCTGAACCTGCCATCATCATTTGACTTGTCATTTGCATGAGACTAGTAGCGAACATCATAAACTGAGTGTTTAGCATGGTCATTGATGTACCAATCATCATGAATTGAGTAGCTAGCATTGTTGAGCTAGTGGCCATCATGGTCATGCTCGTAGTGATCATAGTTAATTGAGTAGCTAGCATAGTTAAGCTAGTAGTTAACATAGTCATGCTTGAGCTGATAGAAGTCATGCTAGCAGTGAGCGTCATTGAAACTGTACTGAACTGAGTTAAACCAGTCGCAGCAACCATCAAGGCTGGTGCCAGTGTCATGATTTGTGTTCTAAAGGCTGTGATAGGTCCCACGATAGCCGTTAAACCGCTGAGCGATTGACTAGCTTGGCTAGAAAACGTGCTAAACGCTGTTCCTGCCGTAGTGAGTAGTGATTGTAAGTTAGTGAATGATGACTGAATACTTGTAATCGTGCTTGAGAACGAAGTCAATCCAGATACAGCACTAGACGCTGAGCTAGAAACCTTGCTCATACCGTTACCGAGCTGAGTCATACCAGTACCAGCTTGAGCAAGTCCTGCTGAGTTGTTACCGATAGAGCCTACACCTTTAGCGACCGCCGCAAGAGATGCAGCCATGTCTCCGAGGTTGGTATTAGTGATTTTGACAACACCATTCGCCAATTGGTTGAATCCAGACCCGGCTTTCTGCGCTGCTGTACCAATCGAGTTAAACACGTTAGCCAAGCTATTCAATACACTACTAATAGCGCTACCAGCGGAAGTGATTACACTTGAAATGCCTTCAAACGCTGATTTAATACCGTTTCCGATACCTTCTGCCGCTGTGCTGATTGATGTTCCGACTGATTGGACCACGCTAGCAATACCTTGCAAGGCTGCACCAATAGCAGAACCTACAGAACTAATAATGCTTGCCACACCACTTAGGGCCGTACTGATAGCCGTACCGATACCCATTGCAGCCGTAGCAATTGCCATTCCTGCTGCTGACACAACCGATGCAATGCCACTAAATGCAGCACTAATCACACCGCCAATCGCTGTAATAATAGGCACAATTTGAGTGATTGCTGTAACAATAGCTGAAATGATTTGGCTGATAATAGGTGCAAGAGTCTGAACGACTGTAACGATGGCAGAAATCACCTGACTGATAACTGGTGCAAGAGTTTGAACAACTGTCACAATCCCTTGAATCAATGTCATAATGACTGGTGCCGTTGCTTGAATGGCTTGGACAATTACTTGCAAAACCATTGCAATCTGTGGCCCGAATTGCCCGATTACTTGAGCAACTTGGACGATGCAATTTGAAATAACCGGTGCGATTGCCACGATGGCATTAGCAATTATCTGAGCTACTGCTGTAATAGTATTTCCGATAATTTGAACAATCGGAGTGATGGCGGTAGCAACTGCACTGATTGCAGAACCTAGAGCAGTAGCTAGGCCACTAAATGCACTGATAATAGCTGGCAATGTTCCTAGAATGGATGTCCAAGCGTTACCGAAGGCTGTAATGAATGGCGCTGCGTTTCCTAGAGCAGTGCCGATAGCTTCAACCAATGGTGAAAGTTTAGCTAGTCCCGGTGCTGCTTCACCGACTGCCTTAACGACAGTAGCAAAGGCAGTTCCGAACGCTTCAACGATAGTTCCTGCTGCCTTACCAATAGATTCAACAACAGTTCCGAACGCTGAGCCAATAGAGCCGATAATTTGAGAAACACCACTGGCATGACTTGCTAGTAGTGAGAACGAAGCGACGATGATACCAATACCAGCACCGATTCCGACTGCTGCGATAGCTACCGATGCACCGAATGATAGCAAGGTAGCTGGATTGAGACCTCTCAAACCTTGCAAGGCGATATTAACTGCGGTTCCGATTCCCTTGAATGCTGTAGAGATACCCGTTCCGATACCCTTGGCAGCTTGTGAAATTGCCGAACCAGCGTTTTTAATCACGCCACCGACACTCTCAAACACTTGGGCAATCTTGCTTTTACCACTGCTTGCACTAGTAGCGGCTTCAGCCATGCCTTCTGCAGCGTTAGCGCCTAATTTCTTGAATGGATTTAGACTTTTAAGAAAATCCAACCCTCTCAACGCCGCACCTACTGCTGAAATACCAGCCTTAGCAGTCATAAACGCTGCTACCATTGCTAAAATACCGCTGGTGATACCGTTAAGCACACCCGGCGGCAATGAGCTGACAAACTTAGATACCGCTGAAATAGCTTGAGATATCCAGTTTACAAGCGTTCCAAGAGCTGAACCAATACCTGCAATGATAGACTGCATTTGTGAGCTACCGAGCACCTCACCGAATGACGAACCGATAGTTTTAAGAGCGTTCCAAGTATCTTCGACCGCTGCTTTGAACGATTGAAACGCCCCTGTGTCAGCAAATGAGGTAATAAAACTTCTAACTGACGTGGTGGCAATATTCAAGGCTTGCGAGATCCCGTTAGCAATGTCGCCAAACACTGAGCCAATGCCCTGCATGAGCTTGCTACCATCAATCTTGCTAAATAGTTGCTTGATTGAACTTGAGATATATGTGAAAGTCGCCCCAAGATTTTTTAAAGCTCCCGTGTTTGAGAAACCTTGCCAAAGTGAAGACAAACCACTGCCAATCTTGTCAGCAATGGCGTTGAAATCCATTCTTTCAATAGCATCGGTTAACCCTACTACCGCTTTGATACCGATTTGATTGAGTTTCTCAAATTGTGGCATCAACTTGTTGGCTAGCGATTCTTTCATCCCATCAATAGCTTGGTCAACGGTCTTGAATTCTGTGGCCATCTTACTAAATGTGTCGTTGTTACCGACCTTTGCGATAGCGTCGAAGAAGTCTTCGGTCTTAATCTTGCCGTCTTGGACTGCCTGGACCATTTCATCGGTACTCATGCCCATTTCTTTGGCAATAGCTGCAATACCGGCAGGCGTTTGCTCTAGCATGAGCTTGAAGTCTTGCCATTGAACCTTTGGTTTAGCCGCCATTTGAGTGGCTTGTTGGCTTAAGGTCTTCATGGCTTGTTGTGGGTTTTCTGCTGCCGCTGCAAGACCACCGAACCCCTTAACGAGCTCGGTTGTATTCTTCGTTCCAACCGCTGCTAACTGAGAATAGGTAGAAGCCATGTCGGACGCTGAATAGATGGTCTTGGTCGCAAAGTCCTGCAACTCGCCTTTAACTTGCTGAATCTGCTCGGTAGGCATGTTGATTTGTTGCATGTTGCCTTCAAAAGTCTTCCATGCCTTAGTCGAGCTATTAAGTTCACCGACCATGGATTTCATGCCATTACCGAGAGCACTGATACCGCCCATAATGGCACCACCGATTAAGTTAGCACCGAGGACAGACTTAAACACCGAACCAACCTTACCGGCTGACCCTTTCAAGCCTTCCAAAGCTCCCTTGATACGTTTAGCCCCACTTTCAGCGTCCTTTCCGTCAAACAACGCCTTTATGGTGACTGTACCATCTGCCATAGATTATCCCTCCTTTCTAAAATTCTTCTTCGTATTCTTCTTCCTCGATAACATCGTTAGGGAGAGCATAATCTTTTTGAAGCCTACGCATTTCCTCTTTGTACTCTGCTGAGTCGCCCTTTTGTGGCTTCCATTTACGAATTTTGATAACTTCCATAAACTTGGTGCCCTCTGGAAGTCCAGAAAGTAGAGCGTTAAACTTCTTCCAGTGAAGTTTCCCTTGCATGTCGAACAAGTCCATGTTGTAAGCCTGCAAGAATGACGCATAGATATAGTCACCGTCGTACCGAATGTCATAAGGGGCTTTTTCTTGTCCGCTATTGCTTACTGTGGTCTTCATGGGATTTCCTGCCAAATCATACTCGACATGGTTGTCCTCTACTGTTGAAAGGCTGATATGTTCTTCAAAGACCTCGTTAAACACCCCTGACATTTCCTCAACAGTGAAGTCTTCTAAAGTCTCGCCGGTCAAGATACGAATGCCAAAATGAGGTTTAACAAACTCTGGAACGTCTTCATCCCTCCACATTTCAAAGAGCCGTAGAACATTATCAAAGGACAGATTAAGAGGAAATTCTTCATCATCAATAACTAACTTGTCTGTTAGTTTTCGTGACAAATCAAGCATTCAAATACTTGTCGAGGGCTGCTTTTGAGTTTTGGCTTTCAAATTCCTCTGAAATACCTTTGATAGCTTCAATAAGATAGAACATAGCGTTAATTGTTGACTGACCAGCAAACGCATAGACTTGATTAAAGGCTTCTTTATCGTCAAATACTTGATTGAAACCATCTTCTACCAATGTCTTCAAAGCCCCCAATGCTTCCTCGTCAGTAGTTTCTTGGAACGCTTGGCCTTTGGCTTGCAAGTCCTCACCAACCGCCTTCATGCGTTGGATATTGCTATCTGATACAGGAAAGTTAAGTTGGAATTCACCAAAATCGACTGGGATGACATTGCTACGTTTTTTAATTACTACCATGTTGTTATTTCTCCTTTAATACGAAAAAGAGGGGAAGGGCTAAACCCCACCCCTCTAGTTGTCTTATCTTGTTTTATTTAATTAGTGATTATCCACCGACACCCGGTGAAGTAGTTTCTGATGATGTACCAGAAGCTGCTACTGGTGTTCCAGTAAGCCCAGAAGCTGCACGGCCAGTAGTTGCTGGCGTGATGTCATGTTTTTCTGGCGTGCGTGACCAGTTAACTTGGAATTTAATTGATTCAAGTTCATGCGCTTCACCTTCACCAATTTCGATTCCAGACAAACGTCCAAGGCCTTCTTTGTAATATTTGCCTGTTGGTACTACTTCTTTGTACCAAACCACAAGCTCATCAGCCAAGGCATCTTCCTTGTCAGCAATAAAGTCTTGAGCTTTATCACCATATTCACGGTGGCCTTCAAATGAGCGTCCACGAGATTTTGAAGTAATCATTTTCTCTTTAGTACCATCGCCATCAAAGTAAGCGACTTCATCGTCTTCTTCATCGTTTTCTGGTGAAGTTTCTTTGACACCTTTAGCAATCCACATGTATTTGTCATCAGTTGGTGGAGTGTCTGGATGTTCTGGGTCATAAGGTGCGATATAGTGTTTACGAATCGCATTTTTAAATTTAGCCATTTAATTAAGGCTCCTTTCTACTTCAATAGTTGCTTGCAAATCAAGCAAGTAAATGTAATAGTCTTGGTCATTGACGTCGTTTAAACTTGGTGTCTCGACCTTCAATGACAAGAATGTGTAAGAATTGTTTAAACTTGGTAATTCGAGACCGATTTTGGAAAGCTCAGTGTTAATCTTCCAAAGAGTTGCATTGACCTTCTGCTGATCTTTAGACTTAATGGCGATTTCAAACGGCAACGACAGAATCTGTGTACAAGCCATGTCTTCGTCTTCGACCTTACCACCGGGTAATGCGTATATTACCAAGTCTTCACCTTCGTTTAAGTAGTCTAATCGAGGTGTCAGTGGCAAGCCTAGACCAGCTAGGAAGACCTGCAACACCTCTGAAAAATCATTGTTATTCACTATTTCACTCCCATTGCTCTGATTGCTACTTGTCCCCACTGTTTACTGTGTTTAGCAGCAGCCTTCTTGTCCCAACGTCCACCAGTGCCAGGCTTTTGTTTCTGTGCTAGTAATCTGTCCTTGTTTGCAAAGAAAAACTTACGTTGTTTCTCTGAAAAGAATAATTTCAATCTGCGATTATAGAACCTAATTCTTGCGTAAGGTGTTGACCAAACCAACGTATCAACGTTAGAGTGTCCGCTACCTCTCAAGTGTCCGGATTGTACTGGTGTGTACTTGTTCATATCTAAGAGCATTTGATTGCTCATGGCGATTTGACCACGTCTAACCGCTTCAGGACTGCATTTTTTTTCAAGGCCCTGCAAGTCTACCTTGATAGTTACATCAGCACCCATCAAATCACCTCGATTTCATAGCATAGAATCTTATGATTAAACGGATGATACTGAGGGATGATTTTACGAATGATGTAGTCTCGGTGAGTGTCATTAACTCGACCATTCAACCAACTATCATCCAACTCAATGGGTGTGTATTTTGGATAGACCATGAGGACTGAGAAATTATTCTCACTTCGATTCTGACCACTGCCAGTGTGAGATACCGACCTATCAAATCTAACGGGTTTAAGAGTTTTGGGCTCATCATATATTACTTTTCCCCAACCGTCCTTTTCCCCCTTTGGTTTTTGAATCGTGACAGTGTCAACTAACATGCGTTTATCTATCATAGCCCACCGCCTTGCAGCCAAAACCGGCCAATGTCAGCCAGTTTAGAGCGTCAAGAGATAGATTGTACCTCTGACCACCATTAGACGATTTAGAGCCATTCTGATAGCTTACATGAGTACGCCCAACGGTCACACTTTCCAGTGATGACTTATCTTCTGCGGTCATGATGCCGCTTGAATCAAGATAAGCAATTTGATAAGCGACTGCTTTTTTTACAGCTTTCTTGCGGGGCTCGAAGTCTGTATCAAAATCGGTAAAGTCGTAGAAATTCTTGATATAAGCATCAACGATGAGACTGGCTCTAGCTGATAGCTTTTCAAAATCTTCCACGTCTTCAAAACCAAGTTTCAAAAATTCTGTTTCGGTTAAATATGTCATTCAACCACCCCCTTGCTATTTTAGGAGGTCTAAAAGCTCTGCCTTTGTTAGTGATGAAACGCCAGTCAAGCCTCGTTGTTGTGCAATAATTCGCAAATCAGCAACGGTCTTGCTGTCTAGTGTTTCATCAACTTGTACCTGGTCATTCTTAACGGGTGCTGCTTGTGCTTGCTCGCCGTTGTAATGACGACGCATTAGCATACCCATTAAGCACCTCCGAATTTAACGACTTTTGAATCGTCGTAAAGGTAAACACCGTAATACTCATCACCAGAGTAAACAGTGGTTTTCTTCAAAATGTCACGGTCGTTTTCAATCATGACATCACGTTTCAAGTTGATCACGAATGCTCCGTATTTGGCATCATCGTCTGTATCAGTTTGAAGTGAAGAAACTTTAACAAGGAAGCCTTTACCTTCTTCAATTTTCTTAGTGCGAACGATTTGCACGCCAGCAACTTCACCGAAAGTACCAGAAACGACAACATCAGCTCCAACTTCTGAGCCTTTAAGCCAGTTTTGACCGGCATCAGCACGCAATTTGATAGCGTCTTTAGGATTGATAAGGGCAACATAGCGAGCATCTTCCTCATCAGCGAAGATTTCCAAGGCTTTGTCAATGTTTGCTACCGAAATTGGAGCCTCAGTGATGTTTTGAGTTGCTGTTTTAGCCACGTCTACAAGGTCGTTGTCGACTTTGTTAGCGATAGCCAAAGCGATTTGGTTAGTAGCTTCACCGTAGACATTGCCATGTCCAACCAAAGCGGCTTTGTCAGTGATTTCAATAGCCTTACCAGCTTGTTTGATCTTCATTTTTGTTTCTTTTGTGCCCAATTGGTCAACCGGAATAGCTTGACCTTCTGTGATTTCAGTGGCATCACCAGAATATGTCCATTGTGGCACTGTAAGTTCGTCACCTGGACGACCTACAAGGGTAGTTTCTACCACGGCGAGTGGTGTGAATTTGATAAGTTTAGGCAATTTAGCTGAAACCATGTCAGCCATAACCTGTGGATTGATGACTTGTGCAGTCGTTGTTGTTCCAAGAACCATAGATTAAATCATCCTTTCAATTGTTGATATAGCTCTGGGTCTTTATCAAAAAGCTCTTGACGCTCATTGATTCCCATGCGTTTAAAATCTTCTTTGGTAAGTCCATTCTGACTAGCAGATGGATTTCCACCAGCAAAGATTTTAGGTTGTGCCGCTTGTTCTTCTTGCTTGAAAAGATATGGGCTTGTTTCTTTCAATCCCTTAATGACCTTGTCTAGTTTAGGTTTACCAGATTCATCAAGTTCGATTTCGTCAAAATTGATGAATTTAGCAAGGTCATCCGAATTGTGAGCGTCCACATCTTTCAAAGCTAGACGAATAGCGTTTGATTTGGTAACTTGAGCAAGATTAGCTTCATTCTCTGACTTGTAAGTGTCGAATTTAGCTTGTAAGTCCGTCAATTGTTGTTTGAGTTCCTCACTCGCTCCCTCTTTAGCCTGCAAGTCGTTGAGCGCTTGGCTTTGTTGCTCAAGTTGTTGTTTAAGGCTGTCATTTTCAGCTTGTAGCTCAGACTTAGCTTGTGTTTTAGCGTGTTCAATCCCCGAACCGTACGCATTCATTAAGGAATCAATCACTGCCTTATCTTCGATACCAGCTTCAACTAACATTTCACGTTTCAAACTCATGTTTAAAACTCCTTCGTTTTACGTCCGATGGACTGAATTTGCCTAGTTTTACGACATTCGACAGGTCAAAAAGAAAAACCGCATCAAATTGATACGGTTTTATTAGTAGTCTGTTCCTACAGTCAAAATTTGGATCACCAGCTTTCTGTAAAATCCATGTCTATACGTAGTATTGTTAATAATACTAGTTTACATCTTTTAAGCGTGTTTTTTTGCCAATATATCCCTTTGTCTAATGGCTTCACGAGTCTTAGCTAATGGGTCATCGTGGTATTTCTCACGCTCTCTATCTCGATACAAGAACGGGTACTTATCAACATACGATTTTAAGGATCTCTTTTGCTCTGTAAGCCTTGTTTTGTATTTAGCGGTCAATTCGTCATTGTGCATGACTTCAGCAACGTGGAGACGCTCTTTGGTGCTTCTAATAGCTCGTTCCATTGCTCGTTGTTTGCTTTGGACATTGGCATTCTTGATGGCTTGTTCCTCAGTTAGATTTTTTAAGTCATCGTCAATGTCTGGCATATAGTTGACACCGGGAATAAATGGGGTCATGGTATGTCCGCAGTTAACGCCCTGGCATCCTCCGGGCTTACCGTAGCCATAATCATCAAGAGCGTAGATTTTAACGCCTTCCTCAGTCCTAGCTCGCCCTGTGGTAACTATCTGATTTTGGATAGGTGCACACATTTCACGAGCCGTAGCCTTAATCGAGTAATAGAAGGTATCAATCCCTAGCTCTTGAGCTGGTCTCATTCGCATTTCATTGAATGTACGCCTAGCAGTCGTTTTGATGACTGTTCTAGCGTAAGCGTCAGCTCTCTGTCTGCGTCCAGCTCTGTCGGTATAGCCATAGAAACCACGCTCTTGAAACTTCATTATCGTTTCATCAAGGGCTTTCTGAGGTGTTGCCATGCCAGTAATTACTTTGGCTACTGTCGTCTCTATGATGTCCTTATACGTAGCTTGCACGCTCTTTGGCAAGGTCGTATTAATAAGGTTATGGACATCATTAACTGCTTGATTAGAATAGCTGACAAGGTCTTTCATCACGTTGTAGTCATAGGCGTTAGAGTTCAACTGCTCATGAGTATCTTTGTAGACCTTATAACCCTCGTTCTCGATGATGTATCTGATTTGCTTTTCAGCAATCCCAGACCTTTCAGCAATCAGTTTGATGTTGTAATCGTTCAGCATTCCGACATCAGCCATTTTTTCTAACTGCCATAGATAAGGCTGTTGGTCAAGGTAATAAGTCCCTCGGTCATGTAATCGCTCCACAACGTTGTCAAATAAGTCATTACATAATTGACGATAGATGTCTGAAACATTATCAGCCATCAGCATTAACTGTTGGTCATTCAGCTTGATACGCTTTTTTTTAGCCATAGCCTATCACTCCCCGTAAATATCGACCTCTTCACTTGTCCTAAAGCTATCAGCATTTACCATAGTCTCTTCGTTGATTGCTTGGTAAATCTCTTGAGCTTGTTCCTCGGTGACATTAAGAGTTTTCTCAATTGCCATCGTCTTGGGCGCAAAACCAGCGGCTACCATCTTAGACCAATAATCAAACTCGGCGTTTCGGTCAGTGAATACTCCATCGTCTAAATCCACGCTGATTTCATCCATAGTTGGAATCTCACCAGTGTAGAGATTGTAGATTTTAGCAATCTCTAAGATTGAAATGACAAGCTCTTTCAACGATTGCTCTACAAGAGTAGCGATAGAGTTCCGCATTTGATATGTGTCTGATTGTTCCGATACGACCTCGGTAGCGGTCTTCATGCTCTTACCATCGAAGCTAAACATACCAGCGGACACTCCCAATTGCATTTCAAATAGGCTCAGTCCTTTGTTGATTGCCTTAATGTAATCGTCTGAGCGGATATCTGTTGTAAGGTCGGTAATACCGATGCCCTTATCCATATCACCGCTGTCAAATTGCTCATAGACATTGTGACCTGTCTCAAACTCACGTTTGACTGTTACTTTCTCACCAGTAGAATCATACTCAGTCTTAATCATTTGAGTTGGTACAGCAACCCTACGCTGACCCATTTTAACTTCCCACATAAATTCATCATAAGTGGTATTAATAAAGTCCATTGTGGTTTTAGCGTTATCAAAGATAGATAAGCCTAGAGGACTGTTAATGTCCTTGTTATTCATTCCAGGCGGCTTAAGGTACGTAAATAATGGTCTTGTAAGGCCGTTGAGTGTCACAGTCTCTTCCAAATCTTCGTAGAGCATTGATAGAGGTACACGTTGACCGATACGGGTCTTTGATTCTGACTCATATAACTCATTAGTTATCGTGTAGCTATCCTTAGTCCACTCATGGAATTCAATCAGACTGTAATATTTTACTTTCTGACCTTCCGTCTTGAGTGTTTTAGTGACAATGGCAGCACTTGATACGTCTTGCGTGTTCGATTGCAGTGGCAAGAATACTGGTGCTTGCACGAATGACACTCTGACACGGTCATCGTCAACGTATGGACGCATAGCGAGACCACCAAGAGCTAAACAAGACTCTAAATAGCGCTCAAAGTTCTTGCTAAATCTGTCAGTCTTAAGTGTTTCATTGATGAATGTGTCAGCCGCTTCGTTATCAACTTGAATCTTAGCTTGCTCATTGAAAACAAGACTGGCTACCTTCTTAGACGCTGTACGTCCAACGGGCAAGTGGTTAAAATCACGTTTTAAATCTGTTCCATTGCTGTCTCGATAGCTCACACGGTCAAACGCCCCAGCAAAGTATCTGAGATTATCCATGATACGATTGTATTCTTCGGGTGAGATAGCGATTTTTGGGTGGTCTGTGATACTGTTTAGACTTTGATTAGTCATCACATAATTACTCCTTTTGAAGATGTTCTTAATGGTCTGTATAATTCCCATTCTTTCTTTCTCCTACACTTTGAGACCTAAGTCTCTAGCGTTGTCTAGTACAAAATATTTAAATTCATCGCAACAGTGGTCATCCTCTTTGATAACTTTTGGGTCGTCAGAATGTATCGTCTTCTCGTCATATCGATACATCTTGTGTTCTTCGTAGAATATCTTGTTACTTGGGATATCCAGATAATAGAAACGCCCCTCGGCTAATAGACTGATAACCATATCAACCATGGTCTGATTCTTCTTCTTGGCTACCGGATGCCATCGCTCCCTATAATCTTTGAAATATTGGTTACGAAGTGCACCCTCTGCACTATCAATGGTCATTTTAAGTTTAGGCACTCGGTACTGCTTCATAATCTTTTCAATGAAGTCATGGATCATAACAGTCAGCTCGCTAGGTGCCTTCTTGACGACTTGACCAGCCGGGCTGTAATAGAATGTATCTAACAAAATCACATTACCCTTTGCAGTCAGACCATAAGCACCGCATGCAGTCGCTGATTGTTGGTGTCCGGTATCGAGTGCGAACGATATCCCGATAAGTCTATCGTCTGTTGGTAAGCCGTCGATAGCATGGAATGTACTCATGTTATACACTTGATTGCCAAGGCCCACCGCTTCACCAAGATATAAGTAACGGTAATAATCGTAATCGTTCTGCTTAATGCGTTCGATATCTTCCAGCATTTGCTCAGTCACGAACCCTAACTTATCATCAAGATAGGTACTTGAGTGAGCTAAATAATTGTCATTAGTCTTGATGTCTTCAAACCACTCGTTTATCCAGCTATACGGGTTTCTAGGCGGGTTGTAAGACCAGAAAAATTGAACAAACTGTGCTTTCTCATGTTTCTGCCGCATGAAAGTGACATTTGACTGGTCGAAGTCCTCAGCGTCGTTAAACTCAGCCGCTTCTTCGTACCATACAGCAATGATATTCCCGATGTCGTTTGATTTCAACTTCTGGAAGTCGTCTTGCCCGTAGAAATAGAATGTTGAACCAGTACGCTTGTGAACAATCTTAAACGGGCTTACAGTGGCCCTAAACTGATTGTCCAGACCAAATAGACTAATGGCCCATTGAACCTTATTAAACACGCTATCACGGATCGTATTAGCTACCTTACGAATAACTACCACGTTAGCTTTCTCACCAGCCATGATGTACTTAATCATCATATAGACAAGCTTCAGCACGATAACCGAGGACTTGAAAGAGTTACGTCCACCTTTCAGCACGTTGTAAGGCTTTTGAGACTGCCAAACCGATTTGAAATGCGGGTTAACGTTTTTCTGAATATCAATCGTCACCATTTGGGATATCCTCCCATGCGTTGACAATATTGAGGTTCATTGTACCTTCAACCCCGCTGTCAAGCTGTTCTCTTAGCTTTCTGATCTCAAGCTCTAGTTTCTCGGACTGTTTAGCCGTTGGATAACGTTTCAAGATTTCAACAATCGCTTTGATAACTGTATTGTTGTCAGCCTTCTTCATCAGCCTTTCAACTTCACCGGTCAACGGATTCATCATCAAAACCTCTTCGTCACGTTTTCCTCTAGCAATGTCGGATAGGATGGACAAGGCTTCTTTAGCACTCATGATGTTCGCATCGTGCATTTTCTCGACTTCCGCTTGGATAAAGCGTTTAATCTCAACATTTCTCAACAGTCTTTCACTCTGTGAACTTGCCGTTCTTTCGCTATATCCTGCGTTAATTGCTGCCTGCGTTCCGTTGCCTAATTTGATATACTCGCTAGCAAATAATTTCTGTCGTTGATTTAGCCCAATATGTCCACCTCCTTCACTGCATAATCAAAAAAGACAACCCACAAAATGAGTTGTCTCCGTTTTTCTTCGATAATATAATAATACCACTTTAAACAGTTGTAAGATACCGTGCTTCATCCGTCAAAATACCGAAATTTCAACATTCTACAACTAATTTGCCATCTCTATACAATTCAGCAAATGCTAGGATAGCATTATTGAGTAGCTCTTGAAAAGCCGTTCTCTCGAATCCGATTGCTTGGGCGATTTGCCAGTTTGGTTTCGGTGGGTATGCCAGATATTTCTCTATCAAGATTCTGCGATAATCTGGACGATATAGCCCGCTAACTGCTTGCTCTATGGCTTCTAGCTCGTTCATGGCATCGACACGCCTAACTGCAATATTTTCCACCGGTCTACTCACTCCGCTGCCACCTCTTGGCATGAATGTGAATTCCTGTGTTATTTTCTGCTCAGCTCCGTCGTGTGCAATCTCTCGCCAGCGTGGATATTCTCGAAGTTTGCGCTTGCAACGTTTGATAGTTGCTTTTTCATCAATTTCCGGCAATAGCATTGTTCTGCCCTCTCTGGTATAATAGTAGTGTTGACTTTCAGAAAGTGCCGGCCATTGTGTCGGTCTTTTTTTATTTTAGCTCAAGAAACGTTAAGAGACTTTATTGAAAAGATAGAATACGTATTTATTCTTAGGGTGTTTCTCAAGCCTTCTATCACCTCCCTTCTAGCCATCGACACCAGCAAGGCCTTTGGCTTCTTTAGTAATGCGATATCGATAAGAAAGAGGGTTTTTCACATCCTTTTTTTCTTAAATTTGCTGGGTTTGTTTGAGCAAGGTCTGTCAGCTTGCTCGTGTTGAAAAAGTGTCGAAAAGTGTTCAAGCCACTAAAAATCTATATCCATTTTTTAGTGTATTTTGACAGACAATGACTGGCAAAGGAGTCGAACCCTTGACAGCCTGCGATAGATAAAATCATTATCGGAGATATTTCTCCTTTTCAAGAATAAAGTAGTAGAATTATGGAAAATTTTATCCGGTTTCCGCATTGCAGGCATTAAGCCTTGGATAATCACGCCACCAGTAATGCGCTTTAGATTGGTAAACAAAATAAAAAAGGTTCCTCGATTCTAATTGTTTATTTACTGGATTTGAGTGCATCCACGACCAGTCACGCTTCTGCTGATTTGAATGAAAAAATAAAGGATTCCTCGATTCTATATTTAGATTGACTGGTAATAGCTAGCAAGGGAGTCGAACCCTCATAAACCGTTCTAGCTACACGCCTAGTGCATAGGCTGTATATAGGGCTTTTCTGACCGTGGTCTTCTCACGTCCTAGCTTGCCTTTAGTTCGGTATTCAAGCATAATGCGATCAACTTCATCGTCCAATCTCTCGCTCCATTCGTAGTTATTGAAAACAAAGTCGATAATCTCGCTGAATAGCTCTCTTGATAGCATCCCTTCCATTTGAATTACCTTTAACGGTGTTAGTGCAGCTTTTTCTATATAACACTGATTAAGGGCATTTTGGGTGTTGTTAGCTTGCTTTTGGTTGCAACCCTTGACCTCTCTGATATAGCGATTTAGGTCGTTAGGGTGTTCCTTGCGTAGTTCTTCCACTTCCTTCTGGAATCGCTTAAATAGGTGTTCTGGCAGTCCTGCGTTGATTTTATCCAACACTGGCTTAGTGGTTTTGCCCCTCGTGTAATTAGTAGACAGATAATCTTGAAGGTCGTCGAATAATTCATCAGAAATGATGCCTTCTAACCTGTCGACAGTCGCTGGCGATATCCTCGCACGTTCAACGACTGCACTATTAAACGCTTGGTAAATGATGCGGGCTTGTACTTCGCTGCACTGTCGCACTTCTTAAAAATACTGTTTATAAGAGCCTTTTTTGTGCGTCTCTCTCAGCGCCGCATGCTCACTGACTAACCGTTGGTATAATTCCTCGGTCAGCCCGGAATATTTGTATCTAACACTCATGAGCCACGTCCTCTTAAATAGCTAGGGATATCATCCCCGACTTGCACGCTGTCGTACTGCTCTTTGCTAACTAGGAATTTCCCGTAAGCGCCGCAATCAAGCGTGTAGAGTTTTCCGACCATTTCCTTGCCAGTAATCTTGCCGTGCAATACAGTGGCATTATCAGCCTTATGCACCACGATAGCTTCCACTGGTCTGTTAACCACTCGTAGGACGGTGGTCACGTTAATGGCTAGTGAGACTAGTAGTAGAATCGTGGCTACTGATAGGTCGTTATAAATCTTCTTCCTTGACGAATGTTCCATTTACCATCTTCCCCTTTCTGTTCTTAATTTCCTCGTATGCGATACTTAGACACTCAGTTACATCGAGGTCTAATTGATGTGCTAGCACAATAATCGTTACTAGCGTGTCACCGATTGCGTCCTTAAGCGCAGATTGTGGTTCCGTGAATTTGGTCGGTTTCAAGAGTACATCTCGAATCTCTCCGACCTCTTCAGTGATACGCATCCACTGTATCTTCGGGTCTGCTTGCTTTAAGCTGCGTTCGTCTGCCCATTGATTGATTTTAGTAATTAGGTTATTCATCCGTCACCTCCGCATTCTCGATTTCAAATTCGACATTTTCTAGCACTAAATTATTTTGAAAATCTCTGAAAGCTTCGATTGCGTCTGCATCTTCGGGACTGTATATAGACACTTCTTCAAGAAAATCGTCAATATCCGTGGTGCTAACGCCACACCCTGTACGTTCGTGAGTTACTTCTGCTTCCAGCCAGTCGTAACATACAGTGTAGCTAATTTCGTTAATAGTGTATTTATACTTTTTAATCTTCATCACTCCACCTCTTTCACTTCAACGCCTTCGCAATCGAACACCCAGCCAAAATCAGCATCTTCTAGCTCTTTGCGGGTGTGCTTGGTTCTATAGCCTTTAATTTCGTCATTTGATGCAAAAAACCATTCTTGATTGTCTAAATTTTGATTGAGATGGGTGGTGTATCCGTCAATCCCTTTAACCCGAACTGTGTATCGTTTTTCTTTCTCGACCTCGTAGCCAAACTGGTGCATGTTGACGAGGGTTATAATAGGATTTTTATTGTCGTCGAACATCCAACCCTTGGACTCATCATCGGGTTGCATATCCCAATGTTTTATAAATTCCCAAATATTGTAATCTAGGTACTCCTTGTGTTCCTCATACCAATCCGCAACATACTGCGGCACCACTGGTTTCTCAAAGAACGAATCGTATAAATCTTCAGCGTAAGATACCGAAATGCGTGCTACCTTTGATAGTTTCCGCACTGCTTCATCTTTGTCCATCATATTGTTTCACCTCTTCCAACTCCACACGATACATTCTTGAATTTCGGTACTTAATACCTCTCAAACGATGTAGTTCGTTGATAGCTTCGTTCTTGTTGTTGAATGTATGCACGCTATCAACCATATCGTCGTAGTAGACTACTACCTCATATTTCATATAATTCCACCATCCTTGCTAGTAATTCCTTGTCTGGCAACTGCTCCAGCGTCAAGGTACGGTTCAATTTCTTGGCATTGATACCTAGCTTAGCGCTGATATATTCCATATCTTCGTGATTAGCCCAGAACCATCTCGAAAACTCTTGCGTTTGACCTAATACACTGGTATGTCCATAGTTGCCGGGTGCATACACACCAACTAACTTATCCTTGTATTTGCTATTCATTCCAACTCCTTGATTTCAAGCTCAATGCGTGGGTTAGGACTATACTTCTTGCGAGCTATTAAACCACAAACAATACTGTCGTCCGTCCACACGATACCTTTTTTATCAACCTTGTTATATCCAGCGTTTGAAATGCTATCAAAGAGCGCTTTGATTAGATTGTCAATGTCGGGTTTTTTAGCATGCCAAAGTCTTTCAGCTGTGAATTTCTTGAATCTGTCCCACGTTTTAGCTCTAGCCTTTGGTGTAGGCTTTTTTGATATGCTCAAAGGTGCTTTCATGTAGAAAGTGACATCAACCATAATCGGGCCGTCAAAAAATTGTCCGTCGTATTTTTGCTCGATAAGTTGAGAGCACTGACGACGCCACGCTTTCATTTTTGGGTCTTCATAAGTACCGAATTTGCTGAATCGTGGCCTTGTCTGAGGTTTTGGCTCGATGTTTAAAATCATCTTCATAACTTCACCCTAGAATGGCAAATCTGAATCTTGGATATCCATAGGGTTGCTACCCCCGAATGGGCTGCTTTCTCTCGCAAAGTTTGGCCCTTGCTGTTGCGGTGCTTGTTGACCATAAGGCCCTGCATAGCCATTATCATTGCCAAACGTTCCCGATGCGTTGCCTTGACTTGCGTTGCCACCTTCACGAACTGCACGGCTTTCTAGCATTTGGAAGTTTTCAGCGACAACCTCAGTCACGTAAACACGTTGACCTTGCTGATTTTCGTAGCTACGAGTCTGGATGCGTCCAGTAATACCAATCAACGCCCCTTTTTTAGCCCAGTTAGCCAAATTCTCAGCTTGCTGACGCCAGATAACACAGTTGATAAAGTCAGCTTCACGCTCGCCGTTAGCATCTTTAAAGTTACGGTTAACGGCTAGACTGAATGTAGCTACTGCGATGTTACTGGTCGTGTATTTTAGTTCTGGGTCACGGGTTAGGCGACCAACTAGAACGGTCGAATTGATCATAGTTTTCTCTCCTTCTATTCACGATTTAAGAAATCGTCCAATGTTAGAACCTCATGCAGTTTCTTTTGTGACTTGCAATAATCACAATGGCCACACTTCTTAGGTTCTTCGTTCCCAAGTGCTACTTGGTAGACTCTAGGGGCGTGCTCTGTGATATAATTTAGCCCTTCTTCAAGCCATTCTTCCGTCAATTCAATGATTTCCTTATCTGGCTGTTTCTCTTTCGAGACGGCCACGATAAACGGTTTGAATGTTGGGTAGTCCATTTGACGTAGCAGTTCTAAATATGTCCCTAGTTGGACATGGTATTGAAACCCTAGAATGTTGTTGACTGCCGTTGGTACTTTGACATGCAATTCCTCAGACCATTCCTTAGCCCAGATAGATTTCATGGTTTTTAAATCAACCACATAACCTTTTGAAAAATTGATGCTGTCCAACTTGCCCTTGAATGGCACTCCAGCGATAAAACCAGTAACAATCTTTTCTTTTTCGACCTTATCGCCTTTTTTTCCGTGATATAGATTGTTAAAGAGCGTGTCATCCTTTAGCGTTTCGATAACTTTTTCAGCTAACTTGAAATCCGATAGCAATCCATGAGGTTTTCGACTAGAGAACAAGGCTTTTTTGTTTTCTTCTTTGAATTTCTCATGAGCTTCTTCGCTCTCGAAATAGCTATGGACATAGTTGCCAAAGAGTAATGGCTTTTGATCTCGTTCATCGTCCCAGATACCATCATCGATAGCTTTAGCCCTGGCCTCGCATTTCATGTATTCCTTGAAACGACTTACAGACATATAGGTTTTGTCAGAGTAGTAATTTTCCTCTGTCAAGATGGTTAAATCAGTCATTTTCTACCTCTTTGATTTTGGTTGAATCACCCTCGAACAGACTAACTTCTTCGATGATTTCACCCGTTTCAGCGTCTACACTTTTATCTGTTTCAGATTCGGCTTCATCACTCATTAGGTCGCCTAGAAGTGTTTGAGTGCCCTCGTTTTTCGGTGTGACATCGATAGGGTCAGTTTTTACTTCCTCAGTTTGATTGTCTGAGATAAGGCCCTCTTGCATCTCTGTTGAAAGTGGGGCGTACTTGCTCAAAATGCTCTTGAGTACGGTTTTTTGAGCCATAGCGTCAAAATCAGTAGACCAAGGCCCTCTTGCGTAAGTCTTTGAAAAGCGTTTCCCGTGACTTTCTGCTTGCTCTTTTGTCCAGAAAGTCAGTTTCTTAAAGCCGTTAACAAGCTCGAATGTTGCAAAGTAGCCATAAACTTCATCTTCCGGCTGAGTGAAATCAATATCCAATGTTTCAAATAGTGGGTCATACGATTTAAATTGTGCTTTGTAGACCTTACCGGAATTAATGGCCTTAAACTGACCAGAGCGGATAGCTAACTGGATAAGCCCTTTATACCCAAGTTGGAATTGTGCATCTTGTTTGTAAGGTACGATGTAGGCAAATCCCAAACTTGGCTCAATCGGTAAGTTAAGGACTGCCGCCTTCATTGCTGCTGTCATGATTGAGGTATTGCTAGCTCTTGCTAGTAGATTGTTGTTATTCACGATTGACAAGAGGCTTGCGGTAAATTGTCGCTCATTCCCGTTGAGTACCTCTTGAAATTTCTGTTTGACTGCTGGAGTGTTGAAAAAATCTTTGTGTGCAAGTTGATTTGTCATGTTCTGTCTTCCTTTTTGATTTAAATACCCTTATTTCGCATTTTAAGGAGGTGTAGTGCAATTTTAACGGTGTTCTAGTCTATTTATACCACCCACCAAAACACACGCCTTAAAATCGATTTTAGAGGGGTTTTCTAGTGTGCGCTAAAAATATGCGTTGATTTCTTAGCGAAATACATATATTCGTTAATTTTGCTGATGAATGAGTATAAATCTAGCTCGTCCATCATTTTTTGTTTATGCTCTTGTGAGAATACAAGCCCGTGAATGCGCTCGTAGTCCTCAAAGAGCTTTAGTTTTACTTCTTCTTCCGTCAAAGCATCATCCTCTTGTCTTGTTGCGTCTTAAACTGGTATACATGTTCATTCGTCGTTCCAAGTCCTGTCTTTTTGAAAATTCGAGAATAAACACGTTTGCCATAAGTGCCCATGATATCCCGTGGGCTCAAGTTAGTCGTGATGATAGTCTTGGTACGCTTGTTCAGAATGCTGTACAAGATACCATTAGACCACTCTGTCACTTTCTCAGTGCCCACGTCATCCAATACTAGCCATTCAGCTTCCGAAATCCGTCGGATATACTCAGCTTCCAGGCTGAAATCTTCTTTGATTTTGGCTAATAGGTCAACGATGTTGATGAACAGCCCCATCTTCTTCGTGTGGTCGGACAAAGCCTTAAGCGCTGAATAGGCTAGATGGCTTTTACCGACACCAGTATCACCAATCAAGACAATGTTGTATTCTTGCCCGTCTATATAGCCTCTGAGTTGACTTCGAACATTCTTCAAGTCCTCTTTTTGTTCTCTAGTGGCAGCCTTGTAGTTATCAAAGCTAGCACTTTTCAAGTCGTCATCCAGTAAGCTGAAATCTTTGAGGAAGTACAGACGTTTTTGTTCTTGCTCACGCTCATACTGTTCTTGTGCCTTGATTTCGTTCTGTCTAGCTTGTTCCTCCCGATGGCAAAGCTCACATACAGTGTATGGTTTGCTATTTGGTAGCTGAATTGTGACATAGTGTCGATTATGCTTGTCGCAGTATTTATCGCTAGGGGTCATATACTGCCGTCGCATTTGTCTAGCTGTTTGTTCTAAAGTCATAAGCTATACCTCAATACTTGCTACAAGCTGGGCCAAATTTAACGGGTCTGTCATCATCGAAACTTTTACGGCTGTCAAATTTCCGTTGTTCTTCATCTTGCTGGGCAACGGTGTGGATACCATTTTGTGCCCATGCTCTTAAGATGGAGTTAATATACCCAAAACCTCTTTTTGAGTTATCGGCAGCTCTATCTATGGCACGTTTAACCAACATGATTTCCAACTTATCGAAATCGATATAGCCTTTCAGTTTTTCCATTTGGTATCCATCGATAGGTCCAATTCTTTCTTGATAATATTCAAAAATATTAAAATCTGATTGGTCATCAGCAGCAGAAGAAGAAATTTGACTATTTTCTGATGTTTCATCCTCTCTACTGTTAAATTTACTTAAATTATATTTACTTGTATTATCTTTACTTATATTGGGGCAACCACTGGTTGTCGTTTGGTTTACCAGTGGTTTACCACCGGTTTCATCGGTGTTTTCCTCTAGCAATTCTTTATAAATGCTAGGTACATATCTGTCTTTTCTGACAGTGTTTTGCTCGTGGAAATCAACCACGAAATAAACCATTTCATCGTTAAGAGGTTTTACAAATTGCTTGATGACTAGAAGCCCTAAGTTATCCTCGTTAGCTCCTATCATTCTGAGAATGGGGAACGCTTCCACCACCCCGTCATCATCACAATTTTGTATAAGGTGAAAATATAGGGCTTGGGCTTCCAGGGGCAAGCGTAAGAAACGGTGTGTCTGAGTTACAGTTTTACTTATCATCCTACGGTTTCCCATTGTTACCTCCTGTGCAATAATATTTCTGATTATCTGACATATTTAATACCTACCCTCCCACCGCTGCTTTATTTATTAATTAGCAAATAATTCCATAAGCGCTTCGATGCCATTCTTCAAGGATTCTTCACGCTCCGTGCGTTCAAAGTCCGAGCCGTCAAGTTTAGTTACGTTGTATTCAGCTTCTACGATAAGCACTTCGCAGCCAAACGCTTCAGCAAGTTTGTCGAGCTTGTCTTTTTGTTCTTCGTATGGTTCAATCGGCAAGAATAGTGCCTCCCCCAAGCGGTCAGTAAACACTGTTGTAAACACTAGACTTCCTCTGTCTTTGTATTTTTCAAGAAATCCATCTTTTTCAGCATTGTAAAATACGACTTGTGTTTCTGTTAGTTTCATGATTATTCTTCCTCACCTTCGTTGTACTTCTTGAAGCTCAATCCCAAAGTTGTGATGCCTGCAGCGATAACCACAAGCCCAAGAGTTGACATGATGCCCTCTTTTTCACCAGTGTTAGGGAGAACACCGCCGTAAACTGTCGTATTTACCACCTCTTTTGGCTCAGAATCGAGCTTGTAAGACACTGTGGTAGATTGTGCCACTTTGTCATTAGGACGCTCTACGCTCGTTTTAGGGGCTTTTTCTGGCGTGCTAGGTTTTTCTGGTGTTGGTTTAGTTGGTTCCTCTGGAATTTCAAGCTCTGGCAAGTCCAAAACTGGTGCATCAAATGGTACGACACCTCCAGACCATTCTGGCTTATCAATGCTAGGTGCATCGAATGGAGTAGTTCCGCCATTCCATTCTGGAATTTCTACGACTGGAGCTGGTGGCATCAAAGGGATGTCGTTAATGTCGATTGATGGTTTATCATACACTGGCGCATCGTTTGGCACTACCCCACCATTCCATTCAGGCTTATCATATTGTGGGGCGTCAAACGGTACTGTTCCACCGTTCCATTCTGGTTTGTCTAGCACTGGTGCATCATTCGGAACAGTTCCGATTGGCTCAGTATATTCTGGTTTCACACGTTCTTCAGGAATACCAGGGATGCCACCTTGAAACTCTGGAATTTCAACTTTTGGAGCTTCACGAGGGATTTCAAACGTTGGCTCTGGCTTGTTCTCACCGCTGGCGTCACCCTTTCCTCCTACGAGTTGTACATAGCTATACGAAGTAGCTCCATCTGTTTCTGCTTTCAACTCAATTTTGTTCGTTGGGTTAACTGAGTCCTTGACAGCGTTAACAAGCTTAGTCTTATAGTTGATGTAGATCATATGATCAAGGCGATCCATTTTAATTGTGAAACCGTGGTCTGATTTACTGATTGATTTTACTAAATCCATAGCAGAACCTTTATCAATCCAAGGGTCTACGCTTTCAATCGATTTGATTTCGAAGTAATTATCAACAAGCTTTTGATTATCACTCATCTCATCAATGATTGTGACGTAATTCAATAGACGTTTAGCGTAGTTAATACGAGCAGTCCAGTTGATAACAGTTGGGTCATTCTCGTCTTGACTACCCCATTTAGAAAGCAATTCATCTTTACCGATTTCTTGCTCTTTTCCAATATTTACAGTAACCACTGTACCATTGAAATTAACGTTAACTGGCTTGCCACTTTCAACCTTGTCAGTCCACTTAGCATCGAGCTTCAATGACATTTGTTTATTGAGTGGATGGCTCTTGAAGTAATCGTTAAATACGGTTGTTACTGTTTGTGTCTTAGGGTCAGTTGAAGCCTTACCAACAACAGCTTTTTCTGGGTTATAGACATCAAAATCATAGTTTGTTTGGAAGTTGATTTCTTTTGGAAGGTTGAATGTTACCTTATCCCCTTCGTTGATAGGCATATCATCGGGGAATTTGACATCTTTATATTCCACCGTAAAACCGCTGTATTTCCCAGTTCCGTTTGATTGGTCAACAACCACATCTGGATTAGTTACTTTAATTTCGTTGTCTTCTTTGACAAATTCAGTAGGCTGTTTAGGCGTTTCTGCGACTGGTTGTGCTACTGGGGCAGTAGCTTCCGCTGGTTGCGCTGTTTCAGTTACTACTGGTGTTTCTACCACTGGAGCAGTTTCCACTGGTGCCACTGTTTCAGACGGTGTCACCGTAACGTTCCCGGCATTGTCAGCCGTATAGACATTAGACACCGCTGGTGCTTCTGCCACTGGTTGAGTGGTTTCGTCTGCTGACACTGCCCCAGCTCCAATCAATAGAGCTGTAGCAAGTGCGAGCGTGCCGCACAAGCCATAAGCTTTTGATTTAGTGAAAGATGGTTTAGCGATTGTTTGAGTGTTAAAAGATTTCATGGTATAATCTCCTTGGTGTATTTTTCTTGCATGGGTTAGGGCCCATGCTTTTTTTAGTGCTTCAATCCGCACCCATAGCCCCACCGCTTTGTAAATATGTTTTTTTAGAAAGATAAGTGTGGGAAAAGTAAAGTTTATATTTTGGGGAAAGATATGGGTATAAGTACACTCCACGATGGGGCCGTGGCTACGGATTGAAGATAGTGATCTTATCGGTTTCCGTATTTTGCCAAAAGCTCTTGTTCACGTTTTTGGCGTGCTTCGTATTTGCGTTCGTTTTCCTCGTATGGTGTCCATACTGGTTCGAAGAAATATTCTGGTTCTTGTTTTTCTTTTACAAAGAGCCATTTAAATAGTTTTTTCATTTTTAAATTCCTTTCTGTTTTCCCTAACCGCACTAGAGAGCTAGTGAGGTTCATATATATTTAAAGAGACTTATGAATATCAAATCTTTGTTGCTTACTTAGTTGGTATCGTTCAGTTTCCTCACTAGCTCACTGTTACGGCTAGGGTATTATGCTAGGCAATCTCTTGCCAGTTATTGTTAAACCAATCTCTGACTGCATCCCGTGGGTATCTAATTTGTGACCCTCGCCCTTTGTCGATTTTAGGAAAACCGTCAAGGTTGGTTATTCGTAAGAATTCTGTATAGTTTCCGATTCCTAGCATTGACTGACACTGTTTAGCAGTTAAAATCATTGGTAGTGTTTGATCTAAGTCAAACGCTTTTGTTTTATCTGCTATCACTGCCGTTAACATGCTATCGAATTGGTCAGCCAGTGGTTTGAATGGGTTGTCCATAGGCGTTACCCTTTTTCAAGAGCGATAAGCTCTTTTTGTTTTGGTGTCTCACGGATTTCAAACGATGTGAAATCGTCGTAAGATAGATTTTCCAAGAATTTGACGGCATTTTCAGCGTCAACATGTTTGATATTGGTGTACTTGGTAACATTGAAAGCTTTCTTCAAACGTGAGTACATCAAGCGGATAAACTGACCTTTCTTGGATGCGAACAAGTTATCACTTGGATGTGTTTTCTGTTCTTCAAAGTAGAAATCAGCAAACACGCCAGCTTTTCGAAAGACAATGCTCTTAATTTCAGTGGCTTCACCGTCATCAATATGGACTTTCTTGTTAACTTCTTCAATAAGGTTTTCCAGCTCATTGAATTTGTGATTTGTTTTTCTAGCAGTGATATCCATTTCTTCTTTGATGCCGATAACCTCTTTTAAAAGTTGTTGGTTAACGTCGCTTTGGACAACTAGATTCATCGCTTGTTTTTTCTGCATCTCAACTGTTTCAGCGAGCAGATTTTCTTTTTTCTTGTTTTTCTTCTTACTCATTGATAATTTCTCCTTCTATGATTGTTCTTCCATTCTCTGGAACGATCTTATTCATTTCCTCTAACCAGTTTTCAGTTAGCGTCAAGATGTCTCTGAGCTTTTCAATCTGGGCATCTTTGCCAATCCCTTGGATAAGGGTTTTAAATCTAAGCGGTGCCATTTCTTCGTCAAAGAAATTTTCAAACTTGGTTACGAGCTTACTTAGGTTAAAGATATTGGTAACACTGTTTTCTAGTTTCTCTTTATCAGCTCGTAAATGTTCGATTGAATCTTTCAAAGCTAGTGCTTCCGAGGTTTCCTTTTCGAGCATTTCATAAGACGCTTCTTTAAGTCTTAGGCTACGTTTGACTGATTCAAGCTCGTCTGATAGGTCTTTATTCTTTCCTAGTAGCTGTTTGTTTAGCACTTGTGTAGCTTTGTAATCATCTGGAATAACTTCCTTTTCGATTACCTTTTCAGTGGTCTTGGTTTGTTTGACACGTTCCAACTCACCCTTGACCGCTTCCAGTGCTTGGTCTTTTAGCTTTAGGCGCCGCTTGACCTCTTGCAACTCTCTGACCGTTGGTGATTCGCCTTGTTCAATCTTTTCAATTTGCTCTTGTTTCTCTTCCTCTGGAAGAGTTGCGATAAGGTGTAAGGCGGTTGTTCCTAAATGTTGCAACGTTGCAACATTTGGAAGTTCTTTCGCTATCTTCATCATTTTATGTGCTAACGTGCGCTCTATATCAATTGTCTTCAACCACTCTAAAAACTGGCCATGCGACAAATCATTTTCTTTAACGTGGTTTAATCGCCTTCCGATTTCCCAGAATGATTTTCCTACGTTTTCTTTTTCCTCTCTGATTTCTGATTCAATCTGAGAAAGGTTGTTTGATAGTGCTATTTCGTTCATTGTTCCCTTTCTATTTTTTGATATAATAGTTTTAAAAAATAATTGGAGTTTTATTGTGGAAGTTCTATCAAACAAAGCGCATTGCTTAATCAAAACATTTATTAAAATTCGGAAATCTAACAAACGGGGCCGAATTTACTATCAAGACAATCAAGAATTACTTGATAACAATCGCGTTTTTGTCCAAGAACTTTGTGACAAAGGCTTATGCGTCAAAGACGTTTCTGGCGACGTAGGTCTCACGGAGAAAGGTCTTTATTATCTGCCAGAACACAAAGCATTCATGGATCGGACGCTATTAACTTCTTTATGGCTTCCATTCATAGTTTCTATTCTAGGAACATCTTTTACCTTGTTTCTTAATTATTTGATAAAACTTGTGATAGGCTTAATCAACTGTAAAGGGTAAACCAAATAACTTGTGGAGAAGCAGTTTGATAATAAGGAAAAACCCTACCCCAATAATCGAACCCAATATAGAGCCGACAATTGCCAAAAAGGTACAACTTATCAGTAACCCAGTATAACTCCAAAGCCAATCGTCAATGACGTCTTTGATTTTTTCAAAGGCTTTTTTTATTTTCTTCATGTTTGCTCCTTTCATAATTTTAATTATTTGGTTCAAGTTCTTGAACTTTATAGTTAAAAAAATATTCAACTATCTCATCTTGTGAGATTTCTAATAGTTCCACCGCTTTTACAATTTCGTCTTGTTTCCACTTCGCTTTCCCGTTGATCTTGAATGAAAACCTTGAGGGAGTTAAGCCGATAGCTTTTGCAAAAGCTTCTTGCGTCCCGTATTTTTCTTTAATGCGACCCTTTAATTTAGCGTAGTTAAATCTCATTGAGTTCTCCTTTCTAAGTTCAATCTCTTGAACTTTATGGTTTTATTTTAATCCTTCTCTTTTTATTTGTCAATAGTTTTGTTCATTTTTTTGAACTTTTTTTTATTTTTTCTTGAACTTTTGTATTTTCTACTATATAATGAATCCATAAAGGAAAAAGGTAAAGAATATGAAAAATACTACTGCTTCACGTTTGCAGCAAATTATGAGCGAACGGAACTTAAAACAAGTTGATATAATTTCTCTTTCGAAAGCCCATCAAAAAGAACTAGGTGTAAAACTCGGAAAGAGCGCTTTGTCTCAGTATATCAATGGGAAATCAACACCAGACCAAGAAAAGTTAGTGTTACTTGCTAGAACGTTGGGAGTATCTGAAGCGTGGCTTATGGGATACGACGCCCCTGTTACGGATAACCCGGCTATTGCAAAGGATGATACAATCGCAGGATACACGTCTGACGACCTACGAAAGATGGCAGAGAATGCCAAGACCTTCGATGGCAAGCCTCTTACAGAAGAAGACATCGATGCCATCCAGAATATTATTGAGATATATTTGAGAGGGAGGTAGGGATGCTAATATCTGAAAGTGATGTTTTGACATTAAATAGTTTATGTGAACATCTGCAAAGCAATCTTCCGTCAGTTGATTCATCAAAAGACTACTGGTTCGTTAGAGCTCAAAAAGGGTTGTTCTATAAGAGTTTTCTCAGTGGCGGTTATATTGCAATCGGATGGAATCATATTACTTTTGATGATTTGGAGAATCTTGATGAAGAATCTGTAAAAAGCAAAATAAAAGCCTTCGATAAAAATATCGAAAAGCCTGGTTCCGCTTATAATCAGATGATGAAATTTACTTATAGTTTGAATATTGGTGATATCGTCATCGTACCTTCTGAAGCTCCCAACGATTTTCTAGTTGGCGAAATTGTAAGTCGCCCATATACTGAAAGTGACGAAAATATTGAATCTGCTTCAAACATTTGCCCTTTTAATAAACGGATTAAAGTTCATTGGTTGGGAATAATTCCAAATAGAGATATCGACCCGCAATTATATAAACTAGTTTATTCAGGCCATACAATCACAGATGCCAATCCTTACAAGAAATTCATCAACCGTGGTCTATACGATGCCTATATCGACGAAAATTTTATGAGTGTCACATTCAAGGTGTTGCAAGAAAATAATGTAGACGCTTTTGGGTACACGACATTCTTATATACTCTGACGCAAATGATCCGTATCATCGAAGACCACATCGAAGTTGGAGACGAAAAAGTAAGCCTACGGACTAATGTTCAGTCGCCAGGCCCAATTGAATTGATTGGTAAACCTGAGGTATTGATTCCTATCCTAACTTTTGTCACTTTATTCGCTGGTGGACGCAGCTTCCGAAATCTCATAAAACGTAATGGCGCAAATATTGAAGTTGATTTAAAAAACGGAAAATTCAAAGCACAATTAAACAGTGATGGTGATGAGGCATTAAAAAAAGCCCAGGCAAATAAATTAAATTCCGAGGCTATTGGTTTACTAATTGATAAAGGTTTAAGCCCTGAATTTGAAGGAGCTACTTCTCAGCTGGATATCAAAACACCAAAAACTGCTACTAAGATTCTTCAAAAGGAATTACTCGAATCTGAAGAAATAAGTGAATAATTAGTTCAGATAGTATAAAACTGCTTACTAAAATCATTAGATAGGAACTAACATTTATTTTATACGTAAGTAGTAGTTTCAGAATTAAAGAAACAGCCATGAAAATAAGTGCAGTAATTTCAAATGACACAGATAAATGAGCGTATATTTTTAATTTCATTGCTGCCACTCCCTTTCGATTTAATTTTACAATATGCGCTTGAAAAGAGCAATCAAATTATAAAAAAATCAAGGAATTATCTATGACAATAAATGAGCTACTGGACCAATATCAAGTAAGTCTCGCTTATTTTGATAACGAGCTATGGCCACGCCCCGGGATTTACATAGACGACATCAAAGTTATCTTTGTCAACAAATCATTATCAAAAGAGGCTCAAGAACGCGTCATATTGCACGAGTTAGGGCACTATGATAGAAATATCGGTAGTTACGAAACACTGCACGAAAAGCACGAGCTAGAGGCTGACAGGTACATGATTGGTCATTTAGTTGCTGAAGCACTTGACCAACTCGAAGACAAACGAGAATTTAACTACTTACAATTTATGCAATACCACCAACTGACCACTACAGCCCATGAGTTGATGGTCATTGATGAATATTATGAATTGATAGGATAATTCGTAAAAAAACAACAAAAAGCCCACGCTCTCAAACTTTGGCGAGTCTGAGCGTGAGGCTGGCAATTACAAGAAAGGATTTTCATGGAGATAACCTCGCATGATGTCTTTTCTTGTACCCATTTTAACAAAAAAGTGAGGTAAAAACAACATGGCATCATACAGGAAACGCCCAAACGGCTGGGAGTATCGAATAAACTACTACGACTCTACTGGCAAACGCAAGCCGAAGTCAAAAGGTGGTTTCCGTACTAAATCTGAAGCTATCAAGGCAGCGGCTGAGATGGAACTGAAATTACAAGACAACATCACTGTGGATGAAGATATTACCTTATATAATTATTTTAAGCAGTGGTGCGAGGTTTATAAAAAAACCACCGTTTCCAAGATAACTTATAAGGCATACATCAACACTCAACGCAAGATAGAATTATTCTTTGGTGATAAGAAACTAAAATCTGTTACTGCCACACAATACCAACGTGTGTTGAATAGCTATGCTAAAACTCACGCCCAAGATACTGTCGAGCGTTTTAATGTGCATGTCAAATCGTGCGTTGAAATGGCTGTGCATGAAGGATACATCAAGCGTAACTTTTGCAAGTTTGCTAAAATCAACGCTAAGAACAAAGGGCGTGATATTGAAACGAAATTCCTAGAGGTCGAAGAATACGAGCGGTTGATCTACGAGACAAGCAAGCATCCAGAATATGCGTCTTATGCAGCACTTTATATCATAGCTAAAACTGGTATCCGTTTTGCTGAGTGTCTAGGCTTAACGGTGGATGATATCAACAGAGATACTGGCATGTTATCAGTCAATAAAACGTGGGACTATAAAAACAATACTGGTTTTCTACCAACAAAAACAAAAAGCAGTATCCGAGAGATACCGCTTGATGATGAATTTATAAATTTTATCGACCAACTGCCACCTACTGAAGATGGTAGACTACTGCCTTCACTATCCAACAATGCCGTCAATAAAACCTTACGGAAAATCATTGGGCGTGAAGTACGTGTCCACTCGTTAAGGCACACTTACGCCAGCTATTTAATAGCCCACGATATTGACTTGATTTCTGTATCGCAAGTTTTAGGGCATGAGAATCTGAACATCACATTGGAAGTTTACGCCCACCAGTTACAAGAGCAAAAATCACGAAACGATGAAAAGATAAAACAAATGTGGACAGAATGTGGACAAAATGGCTTAAAACCGCATGGTTAAAGGCTTAAAAATGTCCCCTGCCGGAATCGAACCAGCA